ATATGGGCAGAGCCATCTACCTCGATAACCATGCGAAGTTTGTGGCAATAGAAGTCAACGATGAAGTGGTCAATGGGGTGCTGTCGAAGAAATTTGACGCCTAACTGTTTTCGTCTAAGAAGTTGCCATAGAACAATCTCGGCGTTGGTTTGATTCCTTCGGAGTTCTTTGGCCCTGATTCTGACAATTTTGTCCATTTCTTTCCCCCTTGCTAGGCGGAGGCGAGGTGAAATCCTAGACGGTTGGCTTGAGGAGAACCGGGGATTGGCATGAACGGGAGGCACTTGCTTTGACCGAGGGCGGTTTCGGTCATGTAGCTTTCGAGGAGCGCGATGGTGTTGGGTGGGGCGGAGATCATGGAAGGTTCGAGGGGGACGAACACGAGACAGGACTCTTGGAAGCCGGTTCTGATGATTTCTGGTTTCATGGGTATCTCCTTTCAGACGAGAATTGGTTTTCCTGGATCAATCCAATTGGGGGGCATGGAGAACGGTTGGCTGGGGATGGGGTGGTCCGGCCACCGTTCAGGGTGGTATTGATGTTCCGAGGGTGCTCCGAACGTGGTGAACAGGACCATCATGGCCGTGATGATTATTTTGTCCATACCGTTGAGATTCGCACGGAAGGGCCGAGGATTCAAGTTTCTTCTTGACAGACGATTTATTTTGTGGTAGCGTATTGGGCAAGGAGGGCATGAGCATGGTAATGAAGTGCGATTGTCGTCATGAAGCGCAGGACCAACTACATGGTCCACAGCGGCGGGTCCATACCCCGACGTTGAAGGGTAGTAAGGGGAACGCCGTGGTATATCGGTGCACCGTCTGCTTGAAAGAGCGGACTAAGTAGGAGGGCGCGGCATGAGTGAAGGCATGACGGAGCAGGAGTTTGCGGCGCACGTGAGACGGCGGCACGATGTCGTGATCGTGCTGTCCATGCCGGAGACCAGGGAATACCGGCCGGAGATCAATCACCAGAGCTTGATGCTGGCCGTGGGTCCGGGACCGTGGCGGGAGTTGCAACGGATCATGGGGAACCGGACCTGGACGTTGGTTTACGATTGGCAGAACGGGTTCCCCCTGGACCTCAATCGTAACAATTCGGTCAAGACGGCCCTAAGTTATCAAGCCGACTACTGGATCACCCTGGACAGCGACATGGTGTTTCCGTGGGACGTTATTCCCCGGCTGATCGAAACGATGGAGAACGGCGGGGTGCAGTACAGGGGAGAGAAGATCGAGGACGTTCCAGCTCAGGACATTGATATTTTGAGCGGCCTGTATTTCTGGAAAAAGCCCCCCTATATGCCGGTCAGCGGCATCCTGATCCGAACCGATTTTCCCTTTCATATCTGTATCAACACCCAATGGCCCGGTCTGGTCAAAACCGATATCGTGGGCGCGGGTTGTCTGTGCTGTCGGGGCGCGGTGCTGAAACAGATGGTCTACCCTTACTTCTTCTACCGGGAATGGAAAGACGGCGTGTTCAGTAGCGAGGACATTCTGTTTTCCGTGCAAGCCAGGGAAGCGGGATTCAAGGCCTGGACCGATACCAGGATCAAGTGCGGCCACCTGTTACAGCAGGTGGTGTCTCACGAATCGTGGACGCCGCACATCAAGGAAGCGTTTGATGAGCACGGCGGGTTGAGGCCGGAGGCTATCTCGCAGGATACTAAGCAACACCTGTCGCCCGATCTGGACCTCTCGCATTGGCCGGGATCGTGGCCGGGAATAGGGAAGCCCGAGGATACCCATGAATAAACCTAAAAAAAGGAAGGGCTTGACCTGGGGTCTGGTTGAAGAAGAACTGCGGAAGCGAATCAAAGAACGCCAGAAAGAGTTCAAACGATCCGGAGGGATGGAAAAGGAATGGGGGCGGTTGGCCAAACGCGAAGCCGATAATCTCGAATCCTTTTACTTTTATCTTTTTGACGAAGTCGTCCCGTGGCCATTTGACAAACCGGAGGGGGGTAATGCTGGCCAAACCTGAAACCCTGAATTGGGAAGATGACGCGCTCCTGGTTCTGGCCTCGGAACTCAAGGACGCTGAGTTTATTCAGAACCAGAAGTTCATCCGCCAGAAGTTGATTGTCGAGATAGCCAATCCCATGAACGCAAAAGCCAACCTCAAAGATTTTGCGAAAAGAAACGGAGTTCAGCACAAAGTTATCGTCAAGATGGTCGCTACCCACGGATTTCAAGCGCAGTTGGCGCAGTTCATTCAGCGGTTCTGGTTGGAACAGGGCGGCTATGGAGACGTGCTGGCTGAGGCCATCCGGCAACTGCGGATCAAGGCGGGGGAAGGGAACCTGCGGGCTATCGAGATGGTTATCAAGTTACAGAAATTGATGGGCCGCGACCAGGACAACGGACCCGATAGCCCGTTTGAAAAATCGCTGGCGCAGGTCCAAGACATCAAGCCGGAATGAATAACAATGACATCATAGCCCGCGCCCGCCTGGACCCTTTGTGGTATATCGAGACTTACCTGAAAATAACGCGCAAGGATTCTTCCGTCGGCCCCCTGATCCTGAACATGCCGCAAAGGGAATGGTTCTACAAATCCTTGCAAAACCAAATGCTCCGACAAGGAAAGATCAGACAGGTCTGGCTCAAGGCCCGGCAGATGGGAGCCTCAACCATCCGGGCCGCCGACATGTTTCACTCCACGGTGTTCAATCCCAATACCATGTCCTACATCATCAGCCATGACAACGAGTCCGCGGGCGTCATTTTCAGCATGAGCGAACTGTTTTACCAGATGTTGCCCGCGTTTCTGAAACCCGCGATCCGTCGGTCCAACCGGAGAGAACTTTATTTCGCCGCACCCATGAAATCCGGGGGCAGTCCGGGGCTACGGAGCCGGTTCGTCATCTCGGTAGCCAAGGGAGCCAAGGAATCTATGGCCAGGTCTGCCAATGTCCGGCACGTTCACGGCTCCGAAGTAGCGTATTGGGGCAAAGACGCCGGAGAGAGCATGGTGGCTATCGAGCAATCGGTCCCGGACCTGACGGGAACCTCGATTGTCTATGAGTCCACGGCTTATGAGGCCGGAGGCGCGTTCTACGACCGCTACGATTCGGCCAAAAAAGGCAAATCCGATTGGGTAGCGTTGTTTGTCCCCTGGTTTGCCGACCCCACTTACGCCACGGCCCTCGACCCGGAGGAACGGTTGGTGCTGGACGGCGAGGAACACCGCATGATAGAACTGTTCGGGTTATCGTTGCCCCAAATCAAGTGGCGGCGGTCCAAGATCATGAATGAGTGCCAGGGCAAGGTCGCGTTCTTCCGCCGGGAGTATCCCTCGACCGATGAAGAAGCGTTCATGTATATTAAAAACCGCAACGTCTTCAATACCGAAATCCTGGTATCCCTGCGGAAGCGGGCGGAAGATCAGAAACCCGTCTGGCAGGGCAATGTCCTGCACAACCGATTGAGAGACGACCCGGCGGGAAAGTTGAAAATATGGAGGCAACCGGCCCAAGGCCGTCGTTACATCGTGGCGGTTGATCCGGCGGAAGGATACTTCGAGGGATGCAACCAGACCATCGAGGTCTTGGATGTCGTTACCTTAGAACAAGTAGCGGAATGGGCCGATACTGTGCCGATTCTCGAACTGGCCCGTGTGTCGGTCATCGTGGCGGAGCATTTTAATAGATGCCGGTTGACCATCGAGTCCAATAACCACGGGTTGGCCGTCATCAAAGCCGTGGAGAACCTGGGCTATGGCAACGTCTATCAGCGCGAGATAACGGACGTGCCGGGGATGCCGCCGGAGAAAAGAACCGGCTGGCTGACTACCATGAAAAATAAGCCCCTGATCGAGGACTTGCTGGACTCTATGATTATGGAGGGCGGACTAATTATTCGGTCCCCGGAATTGATACAAGAACTCATCACCTACGTCCGCAAAGATGACGGATCAACCGGGGCCCCGACCGGCAAGTTTGCGGACAGGGCTATGGCCTACATGATCGGACTCTATATTGCCTACCACAGCGGGCAACATGGACGGCACCTGAAGGATTTCTTTGATGACTCCAAACCCAAACCCGTGATTGTGGTGAACTCGCTGGCCGATATCCGGGAACAATCCCGGTTGTTTAAACAGCAACAGACCATTCAAAACAATACCTCGACCCGCCAGGTAGCTCCCCTGTTGTTCCGCCGTTAAATGTTTCACGTGAAACATATTCTTGCGTCCCCGCAATCTTTTTACTTGACAAAGCATTAAAATCATGCTATCAGTAGGTTTATGGCAGACCGTCCGTCATTATCGCTTGCCGATAAGAAAAGGTTGTGGGCTGGTCGAATCTCGCGCGGCCTGAACTTCCGGTGGACCCAAACCGAGAAGCATTGGTCCGAATACACCAAACTCCTGTTAGGCGACCATTGGGACCCCACGCTTCCCGAATATAGCCAAGTAGACTTTCATTCCGTAGTCAACATTACATGGCACATCATCCGATCCTATCTCCCGTCCCTCTATCTGGACGACCCCTACGCCTTGGTTCAAGCTGATCCCGAACCCGATGAGGACCCGCTATCGTTTCAAGACAAGGAAAAATGGTTTCAGGCCATGATTAACCGCAACCTGCGGCTCATCAATCTCAAGCGGGAAATCAGGCAAATAATTTTTGACGCCATTTACAACGGTTACGGTATCGGGAAAGTCGGGTGGTTCGAGGTCAGTCAGGGCACTTACGATTCCATGACCGGGAACATCAAGATACCCAACCAATCGGCCTACATCAAGCGATGCAGTCCCCGGAACATGGTGTTTGACCCGGACGCCGGATCATTTGATGACGCCCGATGGGTAGCCGAGACGTGGGTGCGGCCTTATTACGATACCCTGGCGGATGATCGGTATGACGGCAGGGAAGATGGTCAACTGTGCCGCCGCCTGATCCGGCCCTGGCTGTGGAGTTCGGATAAACCGGATGAAGCGCAAAATCGAGTGGAGGCCGGAAAGGTCAAGATGGCGGTCGCGGGAGCCGATAACCCGGACGCTATTTTGGAGCGCGAGGGATACGTCCGCATTTGGGAAATCGTGAGCCGCGAGGAAGGCGGGCAACTCCTGACCTTCAGCCAGACCGGAGACTCCAATCTGAATCAAGACCAGAACATCGTGTCCCCTACCAATCCCGGAAGCACCATCGGCATGGAATACTTGTTACGCGAAGAGAATTTGCCGTATACCTATCTCAACCG